GACGCATCAATCGCTATCACACAGGACTCTACAATAACACAATGGAATCGTGCAAACCTTCAAACTATTTCGGTAGTAGATGGAACGCATGAAGTTGTTTGTGAACTTACTTCAAGTTTTACTTATGTAGACCCCCTGACTGTGACTCTTACTGCAAATGTAGCAAGTGGAAAGATTGTAACAGTGACTTCTTTACCAAAGATAGCACTGAATGCAGATCTAACCCTAACGCTTGGCGGTATAGTATTTGAATTCGCAGCATCAACTCGTTTTAAGGCTCAAATTGACACGGGTGCATCTGAACCTATTGTGACCAAAGACATTGGTGATAATAGTGATGATGGACAACGGATATTGCTCGGCACTATGGGTGAATACAGCAAGTCGCTAAGACCACTGATCAAACGTTTTGTACACACACGTAACATTACCGCTGGACAAAGTGTATCTTACACACCCGCTGACTTTATCAACTATGACTCTGAAAATCCACTTTCAACACTTCCAGTTGGAACTAGATCGTGGACTGATGGAACGTCAGGATCTCTTGTACCAGAAAGTTGGCTCAATTTAGTATCATACCTTTACAGGTTTGCTGCTGGGTCCGTATCACAGAAAGTCTTTTTAGGCTTTGCTGATCGTGCGACCACGAGTCTCAACGTTACAGAGGTTTTGTCGACAGAGTTTGGAAAACCAGAGAGTGACCCTTCTTTTGTGCAAGAAGGTGTTATCAACAACGCTCTCGAAGTAAGAACGCCATACTATGGTCAAAACCGCGCTCGCGTGGTAAGTGATCAAGTAAGGGGTCTTACAGCTAAATCTAATATCCTAATTAATGGTACAGGAACCAGACCTTGTTATGAGGCTGCTGGCGATGACTTTAATATGTGGTTTATGATTGGACCTCCAATCATGCGACCCATAGATGTCAATCCAGTTTCGATTCCTGATATCAGTAGTGGTAGTTTATTTTAGCTCCGCACACTTATCTAGCTCTCTTCAAGAGTTCGGTAAGCTAGTGATGGTATGTCCATCACGCAACATCCTAACGGGTTTTGTATCTCTTCAAGGTATGAGACCCGTCCAGATGGAAGCGACACACAAATTTTGCTATTTTGTGTCCTAGAAAACATTTACTGTTTATGAACCTTCCACTGGAAGGGTGGCATTTAGCCTTCTGCAGGAAGTTGTATTTCGCATTGTAAAATGTTTCTAGGTTTCTCCCATCTTAATTAGGACTGTCCTTATTTAAGCACAGGC